TAAAACCCGTATACTCTGAAACATTAAGTGTTGATGGATACGGGGATTATAATTTTGAGGCTAAAACTTTATTTGTATTTTGGAAAGATACCATAGTCACCTATAGTTCCTTTTTTGTAGAAATGCATAAAGTAACTCTAGGTGATTCTTGTGGTAATACCACATTAACTTTATTAGGTAGTAAACCTACTGATTATAATAATTTAAGATATGATAATTTAGAACCTGGATATTACAAGGTAATAGTTAAAGGTGTGGACCAGAATAATCTACAGACTGTAGCATTCATACAAGACTTCTTCATAACAGTATCTTCTACGACTTTTGGTCTAAGTTGGTGTACTGAGAATCCAACTACAATAGATGGAACAAAGGTTTACATAACAACAACTCCCACGTTTGAATTTACTAATCCTATGGCCATCCCAGATTATACCAAAATGATGTTATCAAAAAGTACTGACTACTTTCAAGTACTGAATATGGTTTTTGTAAATACAGCAGGTACACAAGTTAGTGCTCCGTCTGGACAGGTAATTATATATTCAGCAATCCCCTATACACCCACCTGGCAGGGCATCAGAAGTAATTAAACTAACTAAGCTTTAATATAGGTTAGTTTTGTTATATAAACTGTAACTATTTTGTGATAACAACAAGTTATAAATATAATATGTTAACTTATTTTAGAGGAGATAATGCACACTTTGGAGAATTCAATGTCACGTAAAATATCTATTAATGATTTAGATTCCACAATTAATACTCTTGGGTCTAGTTTAGATATAGCCATAGCTAGAGGAAGCGAACAGGAAGAGACTTTATTAATAATGAAAGACTTATTAAATGAAATAAAGATATGTACTTCCATGAATGATTACTTAGAAGAGGAACTATATGAGCAAGATGTGGACTTTTTCAGAAGAAAAAATATTAATAGATAATTACGCTACAAGTACTATTTTTGAGCTTATGGATCAGCTGCCAGGTAGAGATGAGGATTCTATTAATTGTAAGATAAAGAGGATGCGTAAGCAAAATAAAATACTAACACATAAAACGCCAGAAACAGTTTCTAGAGCGCATAAGGAGAAGCCAAAATGATGGACCCTATTTATATGCTTAACAACTCACTTTGTAAACATTGTGATCATAGAGTTTCCAGGGTAGTCAGTTTGGAAGGTCTAGATGTAGAATATTACGATGTGGATGAAACTGAAGAGGCCACCTCCAATGCCCCAGAAGAGGGTTTTGATAGCTTTACACATGAGTACTGTACAAAGTTATGTATTGACTTAGACCATATAGTGTTAGACTGTACTAAGTTCTTTCTAATAGAACCAACAGTTTCTAATATTTGATTTTTAATATAGGAGAAGTAAAATGAGTAATGTTAAAATTTATAGACATAATGATTACGGTGCTCCTACATTATATGGCGCCGCAGGTTATCTTATAGGAGTATTAGATGCATGTTTAGTCGATGGTTATGGTCAGCAAACAATTATAACTATGACCCATAGTAATGGTATAGTTACCGCTGCTACTGGACAAGCACACGGACTACAACCACACTCTAGACAGACTGTTGCCGGGGCCAATGAAGCCGGATATAATGGTGAATATATTATAACTATTATAGACGCTTTCTCATTCTATTATACCGCTTCAGGTATATCTACCTCACCTGCTACTGGAACTATTACAATAAAATCAGCTGGTGCTGGGTGGACTAAAGCTTATTCAGGTACTAACTTAGCTGCATATAGGCAAGGTGGTGGTAATCAACACTACCTACACATTAATGATACTTACACTGGATCAGCAAGGTGCATTGGTTATGAAGCTATGTCAGCTGTAAGTACCGGAACAGGACCTTTTCCAACAACTGCACAAATGAATGGTGGTTTATACTGGCAGAAAGCCAATACTACGGATGCTATCAATTTCAGAGATTGGGTTATTGTAGCAGATGATAAAACCATATATATGTGGGTTAGATACACTACAGGCACTGATTATGGAGCTTATTCTTTTATGGGATTTGGTGATTACTACTCATATAAAGCAGGTGATCAATATAATACTTTCCTTTCAGCTAATAGTAACAATGGTTCATACCAATATCAATATTTCCCATATTTAGTATCTAATCTAAACTCAATATTAAGTACCTCATTATTTTATATGTACTCTGCAAGAAACTATACGCAAGTAGGTTCTTCAGTACCTCAAGGTAAAATGGGTGATTACTCTAAAGCCGCCCAAAGTGGTATGGGTTTTACTGGTACAGGAATGCCTTATCCCAACCCTGTTGATGGGGGTTTATATATGTGCCCAGTCACAGTAGGAGACGGTATAGGTGTTGCTGCACAGGCCGTATTACGTGGAAGGATGTATGGTATATGGAATCCTTTACACAGTGTGCCTTTGAATAATGGTGATATATTTGAGGGGAATGGTGAGTTAGCTGGACGTACTTTTATGGCGTTTACTGTGTGTCCTGCAACTACTAACTTCGGACAACTTATGTTAGAGATATCGCCAACTTGGACATAATAATATGGCTATATTTGTACCAAAATATCCCTTAGTCTTTGATACAAACTCTGTAAAGGCTACGTCATATTATTCCAGTAGTTATTACCCGTGGTTTGCTATTGATCCAAGTTTGCAGATAATTAATGCTTCTGCAAATATGTGCTGGTTGTCTTCAACGGCAACTTTTCCTCAGAAACTGAATACAGACTTAGGCGTGGAATATGTTATTGATAGAATATCTTTTGTAAATTACCACACCAATGGTTCAGCAACAAACGCAGGTGTTAAAAACTTTAATTTATATGGTACAAATTCAGCAACAGCCTTTAATAACACTACAGGTAGTGACGTAACAGATTTGACCTTATTAGGTAGTTATCTTGCTTTAGAACATACAGCTAACGCTACACAGGAGGTGCTACAATATTTTGATGTAGTAGGGGCAGGAAGTTTTAGATATTACGTAGTAATAATTACAGACTCTTATGGTAGTGTAAGTTATGTAGGTTTACGAAAGATTACTTTTTTTAAGCTTCAGGAGGTAGTAGATACATATACACGTATTGACCCTTATATGTTATGGGCTTACAAAGAACAAAAATTTCATATAACAAAAAATATAGTACCTGATTTCATAGCTGCATATAATGTTTGGAAAAGGTCTTTAAAATCTATTCTAGCTAGCTCAGCTCAAAATACATTTATATGTGCTACACCTGATGTTATTTTTATAGATCGCACTGATATTATTAAGAGAACTTCTACAACATATAACAATGGTGATTTAACAACTAATGTAGATGGTTATATCGAAGGAACTGTGACTGTTAGTGGTACTGTATGGCCAAATGTAAAAGTTAGACTATATTATAATGTAGATGGCTTATTAATTGATATAACTAAGTCGGATGAAAATGGTTATTTTAGATTTAATACTTTAGAAATAGGTAAATCTTATTATACAGTTGTTGCTTTTAAAGAAGGGTTTAATGCTATAATATATGATAGGGTACCAGCAGCAGGTACATTACCACCAGTTGTTTTACCACCTCCACCGCCACCAGTACCGGAATTTTGGACACCTGATTTGGTGTATACTGATAACTGGTTTACAGTTAATGAACTAGCGACTGTTGAGGAATCTGTGGATGGGGTAGCTGCTTGGAGAGATAAATCAAGCAACAATAGAGATGCTATACAGCTTACACCTTCTAGACAACCATCTCTTACTATAGACGGTATACTTTTTGATGGTATCACACAGACTTTGCGTATAACTGGGCCAAAACAATCACTACAGAATATTTACATTGTGTTAAAAAGTCTGGATGATATATTTGTTGTGTTTGGGTCAGGCAGTCAGGCATGGTATGGTGTGGCTGGGGAGTATAATAGAGCTGTAGAAACTAGTGCTAATTTTGGTAATCCAATAATTACCAATGATGGTATTTATTCCCCATGGACGGATAGGGTACAGGTATATACAGCACTATATAATAAGTTTTCTATATTATGTTTAGAGGGTGTTGAGTTACAAAGCTGGAATTTTATGGATTTATTCTACTACGATGCTGCTTATCCTCAGTTTAATATGAAGGGTATTATAAAAGAATTAGTAATATTACCATCGTCAGCCACGGCATATGATAGGGTAGTTATGGAAGGTTATCTGGCATGGGAACATGACTTAACAGCTAATTTACCCGTAGATCACTCTTTTAGAAATGTAAAACCGTATAATTGTATTCCTGTGTATCCAGCTTCATTTGATCTTGCTAGTGTAGTATCTTCTACAGTTTTCAGCTCAAATTACGCAGCTCATTATGCGGCAGACCCATCTAAAAATCTTTTAGGTGCTTTAGAAGGTAATTGTTTCATTGCTGGTTCTGGTGCTCTAACTCTACCTCAAAAGTTTAATATGGCCTATGCTGAACCCTTTATACCTAATAGAATATATATTGAAAACTCACATAATAGTGGTGGTACAACTAGTAATGGTATTAAAACTCTAGAGATATATGGTTCAAATTCATATACAGCTTTTGTTAATGTTGATGGCAATGACATGAGTAGTACAACATACATCACCACTATAACTGTACCAGAACATATACCATATAATATGTCATCTCCGAATATATTTACATTTGATAATGAAAATGAATATCAATACATGATATGTAGAATAACTGGTTATTATGCACCACAAAGTTGGTTTGGTATAAGACGCATAGTATTTGAAAGAAAACTTTAATAAGGGTTGCATATTTTTAATTATGTGTTATAATATAGTAATTACGAGTTTGGTAGTATTTTAATATCTTTTAAAGGAGACAATTATGAATTTATCTTATGTTATTGAAGGCGACAACCCAAAAGAAGAAAGAAGTTACGAAATTTTTAGTAGATTATTGAAGGATAGAATAGTATACATACAAGGTGTTTTTAATGATGAGATGGCTAATAATACAGTAGCACAGTTATTGTATCTTAGTTCACAAGACGATGCCAAGGACATTCATATGTATGTCAATAGCCCAGGCGGCGCCATAACATCTATGTATGCTATATTCGATGTAATGAATTATATCAAGCCGGATGTATGTACAGTAGGTATTGGTCAGAATTGTTCTGCCGGTAGTTTTATACTAGCCGCTGGTGCTAAGGGTAAACGCTCCGTGTTAACTAATACAGAAATTATGATTCATGAATTTTCAGGTGGTACTCAAGGAAAGGCAGGGGATATATTTAATGAAGTGGAAAAATTAAAAAAACTTCATGATAAGATGGCTAAGCAGTACGTAGCTATGACCGGTCAATCGTTGGCCAAAATTAAAAAAGATATGCAGCGAGACTTTTATTTGACAGCGGAAGAAGCAGTTAAGTATGGTCTGGTTGATAAAATCATTTAAGGAGAAAAGATATGGAATATAATAAAGATAATTCAGATACACGTGTAAGACCAGTTATTAAATCACCTAGAGATATACAAAAACAAATAAAGGCTTCTAAAGAAGCTACTGTTTATACAGAAGATGAAGTTGCTTCTGAGTTTGAGGCTATACAAGCAGAGCTAGATAAGGTTAATAAAGAACTTGCTAAAAAAGAATCTATTATAAAGGCACTAAAAGCCGAACAAACTTCAACTAAGGAAGTTAAATCTTCAAAAAATAAGAGTGACTAAATTATGGATCTAACTAATGCGGTTAATCTTATAAAAGCTTTCGAGGGTATACTAGATGGAGATCCATCAACGGTTAATCTAGATCCATATTTATGCCCGGCTGGGTACTGGACTATAGGTTGGGGTCATGTTGTTTTGGATGCTTATGGTAGACAAATTAAAGGTAAAGAGAACAAAGCTTTAGCTTATGCTATTTACCCTAAAGGTATCACCATGGACGAAGCAGTTGTTTTGTTAAACGATGACTTGAGAAGATTCACCATGGGTGTGCAGTCTTTAGTCACGGTACCTATTAGTAATAACCAGTTGTGTGCCTTAATAAGTCTAGTATTTAATATTGGTTTAGGTGCCTTTAAGAAGTCTACATTATTACGCTATCTCAACAACGGTGATTATAAGTCAGTTCCAGCACAATTTAAACGTTGGAATAAATCAAAGGGTAAAGTTTTAAATGGGCTTACTAGACGTAGAGCAGCAGAAGTTGCTGTATGGAATTTAGCTTAATTAATCTAACCATGCGTTATTAACAGAGGATTACATATTTTATTTAATCTATAATTATTATTTTTAGTTAGGAGTTTTATTATGAGTGAGAGAGTTACTGGTTTTGTTAAATGGTTCAGTAATGACCGTGGTTATGGTTTTGCTGTTGTTGATGGTGATAAGAAAGAACAAGAATTTTTTCTACACTACTCCGTAATTAATATGGAAGGTTATAAAACTTTAAAGGCTAAACAAGCCATATCTTTTGTTTTAAAAGATACTGAAAAAGGTATTCAAGCTACAGAAGTAGAGATAATTTAAATATGATACTACGTGAAATACTTTTAAGGAAGCGCTACTTAGATGACAAACTAAAAACTATAAATAGATATATCAAGTACATAAGTAGTTTTGACACAAGTAGAACTCCTGATTTGTATACTAATGCAGTATCTTATAAATTTGAGTTGTTAAGTAAAATTCGTAGTCATGATATATTAATAGACAATTTAAATAAAGAAACATATATTAGTGTTAGTAATGTAGAACTTAGTGTGTTCGAAGCACTTCATCTACTTCGAACTTTA